TGTCCTATTCCCTTCTGAAGTTATCCGTACTAGTAAAAATATGGTTAAGTATGCTGCTATAGACATGAAGCAGGGAATTGCTTCTGGTAATGGTAGACAGATAGCCAGAGGGCTGGCAAAGCTAACAGGGCTTGCTGTAGTTGCTGGTGGTGTAGACATAGTAGTATCTACTAATAACGAAGCTATGGGAGTATCTGAGACTAACAGAAAAGCAATGAATGTCTTAGCTCCTGATTGGGCTAAAGGTTCAATTAATTATTATCTTGAACCATTTGTTTTAGATGAAACGGGAGAGGGTCTAACTGCAAAACAAAAAGAAACATTCGTACCTTATATTAGAACAAGATACGTAGGTTCTTCTTCTGCTGATGCTTTTGATTATCTTAAATCACCAGCACGTCTAGTATTAGGAAAACTTTTAGGTAGTGGTACTATTTCTGATTCTGAGATAGACGATGCTTATGCTAATGCAGCTTCAGCTATTACATCTCCTTATACTTCTCCTAAGTTTGCTGCTGAAGCTCTTCTTAATGTTATAACAGGTATTAATCAGAAAACAAAAAAACCTATATATGATGAAGCTGTAGGAGCAACAACAAAAGATAAAATACTTACAGCAGCAGAAACACTTCTTAAAGGTTATGAAGGTGGTACAATAAAAATTGTACAAGATTATATTAAATCTAAGTCTTCTGAAGAACTTTTAGGGATAGGCAATGCTCAGAGAGATTCTGGTTTTCCAATTAATCCAAAAGACCTACAGTTTTTATTGAGATCAGGTATACGTCCTGTTACCGCTAATGTTACTCAAGCTATAGGTTATAATATGTCTAAAGATTTAAAAGCATTAGCCATGACTAAGGATAACTTTATTAAAGAGGTTACTAGTTTACCGTTTGAGGTTGTGACTGACGAAGCTTTAGACGAAGTTGTCAAGAAGTATGCTGACTTACAAGAGCGTAAGTATAGGGGTATGCAAGACTTTACTAAGAAAGTTAATGAGTTTAAAGGATTAGAATATATTCGTAGATACAAAGATAATAAAGGCATAATACAAGACAAAGATGAAATACTTGATATAGAAGGTGTATTAGGAGCAGCTACTAATAATTTTTGGTATAAAGGAAATGATGCTTTAATTCTTCCACTAGCTTCTAATACAGCATCTAATGTAAAAAATGGTGTTTTTATGCCTGACATTGTATTTGAAGACAGCAGAATAATGGATGCTTTAATTAAAAGAGGATTTACAGCGGATCAACGAGGTACTTTTTACGATAAAATAGCAGATGTATTTTCTACATATGTTCAGAAACCTCTTGTAGAAGTAGAACAAAAAGAAGAAGGACAGCAAAGATAATGCCAGAAGCTACAATGTTATGGAACTTACTGCTCAGTGTGGTTGCTGGTGCTATGGTATGGTGGATACGTGGAGTAAATACACGTATAGAAGAAACTCGTGTGCTTGTCAGTCGTACTCGTGAAGACATAGCTAGGGACTACGCTCTAAAGGATGATGTAGATAAAGATCTGAGACAGATTATGGCTAGATTTGATCGCTTAGAAACTAAGTTAGATAACTTACTGGAAAGAATGGCTAAGTAATGTCAGATAATAAAGACTCTTGGAAGTACTTCACTAGAGAAGAACTAAGCTGTAAGGGTACAGATGAGTGTTTTATGGACGAAGATTTTATGAAACAGTTACATCGTCTTCGTGAAGACTATGGAAGACCTATGACGATCACCTCTGGGTATAGGGATGTAGCGTATAATACAGTTATAGGTGGATCACCTAATTCAGCACACATCTTAGGTCAGGCTGTAGATGTAGCTGTATCAGGCAATCTAGCTTATGATTTAATTAGGATGGCTATGCTACACGGCTTTACAGGGATTGGTGTAGCCCAGCGTGGTCCACACAACAAAAGATTTATTCATATAGATAATATAGTAAACTCAGATACATCACCTAGACCTACTATTTGGAGTTATAAATAAAAAGGAGACATATCAATGGAGGGAGCTATTGATATACGATTAGTACTAACATTAGCTGGAATATTATTTAGTGTAGCTGGTGCTAGTGCTGTAGCTAAAATGCAGATAAAACAGTTGGTAGAAAAAATTGAAGATATGGAACAACGCCTAAGAAAAATGGATACTAGGTGTGATAAACTTGTTACAGTAACTGAAACACAAGAACAAAGAACAAATATATTAGCTAAAATGGCTAGTCCAGAAAATCTTAGGCGTGATCATATGCAGTTAGCAGAGCTATTAGTTCATGTGAAAGAATTACAAAAAAATTGTGACAGGCTCTACTCTATGCATAATGGTAAACATCCGCCTGTTGCTAATGAACGTAAGGCTGATTAAAGGGGGAAGACTAGACTATAGAAGGGTCAGCAGATAACTCTGAAGACCCTTCTTCGTCTTGATGTGAAGCATCTAGAAACTCATCTAAAGTTTCTTCTAGCTCCTCAACTTCTTCAAGTAAATCTTCCATCTCTTCTTCTTGTTCCTCGAACCAAGAACACTTTGTGAAAAGTTTAATGGTTCTTTCTTCGCCCAATAATTCGAGACTTTTAACGATATCTTCTTCCACTTCCTCAATAGTAGTAGGTGCATCTTCGTCCGTAGGAGTACGTAGCCTACTAAGAAGTTCAAGTGCTTTAAGCGCAGAGTTAGTGTGATTATTGTTGGTAGCATAAGTATACTGCTTTTCAATCTCAGAAACATAATCAATAGATGTCTCCATCTCTTTTTCAAGGTCTTCAATCCTTTCTTTTACTTCAACTACCTTTAGTAGCCTACTTCCTTGATTGTAGGCAGACCTACCGGCATACCCTGCAGCCTTAGCAGCTTCAGTGGCATTCCGGTAGAGTACATATGCCTGTGCAAACTTCTCTTGTTTATCGTTAAGAGCCATTGTCCTACTTTAAATTATCTCTAGCTACGCCCTTCCACTTCTCAGCGGTACGCATACCACCAAGTCCTAGAAGAGACATAAGCAGTGTCATCAGTGCTTGAGTTTCCAGTGTAGGTAGAACTACAACAGGATACCACAGAGCAAAGCCCCAACTAAGAATAGGTGCAAAGATAAACTGCCATGACAGAGCAAAGCAACAGACCCACATAATAGCAGGTCTTGCTCCGCTGACAAAGATAGAGGGATGCTTTGCCTGTTCAATGTTTGCTTGTGCCTGAGCAAGATCAAGAGACACTATCTGTTGATTAAGTTCAGCCTCTAGTTTAGTTTTTAGGTCTTTGTCTTCTACAAACTTGTCTAGTATTTTGCCTGTAACACCAATAACTGATTCTGCAATACCTAACATTGTTCAATTAACTCCTTATAATTTTTCTTATCTGCATGATAAGTATTTTTAAATACTTCTGATACAAGAGTATTATCACCATATACAGTAATATTCATATCAAGGTCTTGGTTACTAAATAATTTCTCACAATCCTGCCCCATAGCTAGTAGCTCTCCTGTAGTCCAAAAGTTACTACCATTTGTTTCAACATTAAGATATTTAGGTTTATCATCCTCAGTCTTTTCTTTTTTCATGTCTTCTGTAACTTCTGGTATATTACAATCAAAACCAAAGAGATGAAAGTTACGAAAACCAAGGATGTGGGACATGCCAATAGCTCGCATAGCTGAACACGTTCCACCAGTTACAAAGGTTGTGTCTTTTTGAATGTTAATATCTTTATCAATAGCAAAGCTTTCACCCTTAGCTGCTGCCGCAACTGCTTCAGAGTATGCATGCCAGCCATAGATTTCGTCTGTCTTATCCATAAGATACTTAGTAACACTTACATCTGTCATAGATGCAATAAGAAACTTTGTTTTGTTATTAACAACATTAAATAAATCTTTACGTACAGTACCATGTGTAGATACACCGTCAATAGAACGCGGATCAAGAATAACACAAGCATAAGGATCAATGTTATTCTGTAACAGCTTAGGATAACTATGTTTAACACAGAAGACAGTACCCTTAGTCTTCTCAATAATGTGCTTTAGTTCTATGTAGTTAGTAGATGGTCCAGCGGAGACAATTATAGCGTGTTCTCCGTTAGGTTTACATGTTTGTACAAAACCCCACTTTTTAATTAGATCAACATTTTCATTAATGCTGTCCATAATATACTCTTTAGGCATAGAGTCTTTAGGTTTAATAATAATAGGAACTTTAAGCAAGTCTGCTGGAGGTTGTGGAAGATCATCCTTAGATAAGAGTAGAGCAAGATGTGTGATACCACCATCTTTTACTTTGTCTTGTGAAGGAAGAACAATACAACGACCTTCAGTTAGCGTCTTTGCAAAACCATCAACAAGTCTATTAGTTCCTAAATACTCTTCTCCAAGAATATTACCTTCTTGATCCTTGCTGAAGTAGTCATCAAATACAATAACATCACAGTGCTTTAGGTTTGCATAGTCCTGTAGAACTGTTTCTTCAGAATGACCACCATCTATAAAAGCAAAGTTTGCTTTAGCAATACTTTTTTTATTGGTAACTAGTGTTTCTTTACTATCTCCTTTATGAAGTTCAAAGCTAAACTCTTTACCCTTTTCCTTCATCTTGTCAGAGAATTCTTGAAGTCTATTATTAACAGCTACAATTGTGTTATGTGGTTTACTGTTTAACTCATACTTATCTAACTCTTCTGTAGCTTCTTCAAACAAATCAAAGCCAATGTAGTGTATCTTATCTTTGCTCTCAAATGACGCTAGAGCCATCTCAATGGCACGTCCACCATTCCATGTACCAACCTCTACAAAAGTTTCACTACCGTATGTACGGATAAGATCAGCAAGCTGACGATATCGTGGTAGCTTTACATCTGGTGCTACTTCAGTATTTGATAGATTATTTTTCAAGGCACCCTTGTAGTGTGTCATGTACTGAGATAGGGGAGAGTTCTTGAAAGCTTCAAGTCCTGCTACATCAGGCGTTAGATTGTGAACACGCATACCATGCGCTGTATAAATCTTTAGTAGACGTTCAAAGATAAAGCCATCATGCCACTCACGATAAGAGACAACCTCTCCAATATCGTAACAACCACGAAGGTCAGCAATCATATAGATAGGTGATTCGTAGTTAAGATTAAAACCAATGAAGGAAGTCTCACTATAATCTACATCCTTACGACCAAGATGTACTAGCTCTGCCTTCTCTGGTAAAAGGGCTGATACCTTCTCTACAGTGAGGGGCTTGGTTGTTACTGTATCTGCGTCTATCCAACACATCCAACCAGCCTGTGCGTCGTTGTCAGCTAGTTCTAGACCATAGTCAGTTAGAGCGTAGACCTTATGACACCACTTGATAGCATCCATACGCCAGTTATAAGCTACCTGACCATTAGCTGTACCATCATACGCCTTCATACGTTCGCGATATGAGAGCATGTCTTCTACTTCATTAAGATTACGATACTCAATGTTACTTGCTTGAGGAAAGGAAGACACAAGTTCTTCTTCGCAATCGTGATAATAAGCTGTTAGTTTTAGATCAGGATGCCAATGTTCTTTGACAGACAGAAGCATCTTTTCTGCATAACGACCAAAGCCATCTTCACTAAATGAAGTGACAAAATTAATAACCATAAACTTTAGTTTCCTTTTTTACTTTAATTACTTAGCATAAATCGATAAAAATCTGTCCACTCTTTAGCATACTTAGCATCTATATCTCTTTTAGGTTTCCAATCAGGATAGACAGGACCACCAGTAGTGAAGTGTACATTTTTAGGGGAGATGTCTTCATCTGAATCTCCATCAAGCCAGTTCCACTCTAAGGGAATATTACCTATAGGATAAATGTCCATCCATTCAAAAGCATGTAGCCAACTTCCCGACTTTGTATTTACGTCAGATATAGTAAGTTCTTTAACCCAAGGATGATCACAGTTCCACAGGACAAAAGAAGACCAATTTTTTCTATGGTAAATAGTTTGGACCTGACCATCCATCTTAGTTGTTTCTATAGGAGCATGAGTGTGCTGTACGCAACTAATAGCTTTATCTTTGTCTGTTCCATAGACATCAAATATTTCTGTAATATCAGAACGTACAAACATGTCAGCATCCATAAAGAGTGCTAGACCTGACATCTGATTTAAAAATGGAACTAAGAATCTAGTGAAACTAAATTCTGTGGAGAAAGGCTTGCCATCAAAAACATCTACACGATTACCATCTAGATTTATTTCTGGACTACGCCAATATAATCCTGCTCGCCTAACTTCTTTTTGTATAATAGGAACAATGTTATATGTATTTGTTGTATTTATTCTGATAGATTTATCTAGAACTTTTACGTAGTCATGCTCACGAGGATCATAACCAATATAAATTGTTGGGAGTTTGTTTATAGGCACCGCTGGAATACTCTTATTATTAGATTATTCCTTACAGTATAAAACTTATTTCAACAGAAGTCAACAACTATTTTTAGCTTAACTAAATCTTGATCCCCTAAACCAACATACTAGAGAATACCTGTTACCTTCTGTTACAGGCTTTACCCTGTGGTGTAGGAAGGAAGGGAATACTAAGACAGAACCTATTCCCTTTGCTTTAAGAAGTGTCTGATGCCTGTGACGAACATTAGGTGCACACCACTTTTCTATTTGAAACTCACCGCCTTCGTAGTCGTCATTTAAATTAACAGCGACAGTGATCTTTCTAAAAGAAATATCGTCGTCTTTCTCAACACCCATATCTATATGCCAATCATAGAACTCTCCCTGTCCGTAGGAAGATACTTGAGGTATTTCGTGACTATCTACATCAAAAAACCAATTAGCTTCTACGTTAGCTTTCTCAGCATACACGCTAAGTATCTCAATAATTTCTGGATTATTAAACCATTTAATTTTATTGTTTCTATAAGAAGAATCTTCTACATCTTTGCCTTCTTTGTAAACATCAGCTTTCTTAAACTCTGCTTTAGATATGCTAACAATACCTTTACATAATTCTTCTGGTAGCTGGTGTTCATAAAGTCTATAAGGATATAAATTAAGCATTCTTCTTTCTGGTCTTCCTAGTTTTTTTCTTCTTTTTGTTAAGTCTATTTTTCTTTACTGACTTATCAGGGTTACGATCAAAGGAACTGTTCTGGCTCTTGGTGGTAACCCTTATATTAGATTTCTTATTAGAACCACCCTTACTGATAGGCTTAATGTGATCAAGTTCTTTACCATCACCCACCCTTACACGACCCTCTCGTATAGCTTTTCTACGTGCTTTATTTCTTGCTACACGTTTAGCAATATTTTTAGGCTTGCTCTTTGTTACCTCATTTTCTCTCTTGTAATTACGTGCCACAATACTCTCCCTATTATGTTAATTAGATACACCTGCTAGGTCTAATTTTAACACACTGTAGAATACTTAACAATGTTATAAGATGTGTTAATCATTATAACTATTTAGTTTTCCATACATCACCCCAATTACCCTGCAAAGCTCCTTTAGCGTAATCAGTAGCACGGTTCTCAAAGAAGTTGGTATGAGTAGGTGCATTGATCATAGTCTCTACCCAAGGGAGAGGATTAGTTTTTACTTTATAAATACCTTTTAAACCCATAGAGATAAGACGACGATCTGCAATGTACCTAATGTATTCTTTTACTTCATAGTCTCTCAGTCCTTCAACCTTACCCATTTTAAAGGCAAGATCAACAAACTTATCTTCCAACTCTACCATGTCGGTAGCTGTAGTGTATATCTCTCCCTTTGTCTTGTCATTCCATATGTCACGGTTCTCTTCGACATATGCACGAAACAATTGGATCATACCTTCAGCGTGTTGTGTTTCATCTACAATAGACCATGTAACAATCTGACCCATCCCCTTCATTTTACCGTGTCGTGGAAAGTTTAACAACATAATAAAAGAAGAGAAGAGTGCTAGACCCTCAGTAAAAGCAGAGATAGCTGCGATCTTCAGAGGCACTGAAGCATCACCAGAGAGTTTGTCATGGAAGTACTCGTGCTTATTCTGCATTGCTTCGTACTCTAGAAACTCATTGTATGTCGTATCAGGCATACCTAGAGACTCTATGAGATGCGAGTAAGCAGCTACGTGCAGTGCTTCACGAGCAGCAAAGCTCGTAAGCATCATACGCACTTCTGGTTGAGGAAATAGTGGTAGATAATTATTTACATAACCACCAGCTACATCGATGTCTGACTGAGTAAAGAAACGAAAGATGTTAGTTAGAAAATACTTCTCTTCTGTAGATAGGTTAGTTTTCCAATCCTTAACGTCTTCCATCATTGGAACTTCAGTATGTAACCAATGGGACTGTTCATGCTTTAGCCAAGCATCATACGCCCAAGGATAGTGAAAAGGCTTGAAGTAGTTACGTTCGTCTTGAAGTTTAAGTTTTGCAGTCATCGTTTATTCTTCAACCTCCTTATAAATAAAAGATCCAAAATATTTTATTACTTCATTTTTCCATTCTTCAAATTCTGATTCAAGCCGAATATATTCTAATACAGTTGCAATCTCTCTTTTAGGAGCATCATTGACATGAAAACAATCTTCCAGATATTCTACTGTTATGTCTGTAGCTTGCTTTTCTGATAATCTAATCTCGTATAACATTATTTATCCCTCACACGCTAAACATTCTTCACCAGAGGCAAGTGCTTGCATATCAATCTCTTGAATGATCTGTCGTTCAATCTTACGAGATACTTTATCAGCCTTACCAATCTTCTCTGAGCGGCAGTAGTACATAGTCTTCAGTCCCTTCTTCCAAGCCATGAAGTGTACAGCATGTAGGTAGCTGATGTCAACGTCAGGACGAAAGAAGATGTTTAGTGACTGTGCCTGATCAATATACTGCTGACGATCTGCTGCATGTTCAATTATCCAACGCTGGTCGATTTCCATTGAGGTTTTGTAAACTTCTTTCTCAATATCCGTAAGACAACGAAGATGCTGTACAGAACCATCATTGGCAATAACAGAAGACCAGATTTTATCGTAGTTGAGTTTAATATCTTCACTACATTTCTCCTTGATAAGCTTGTCTAAGAATTTATTCTTGTTTAGAAAAGCACCACTAATCGTATCTTGACGGTAGGCGTTAGCTCTCCAAGGTTCGATTGAAGGGGAGGTGTTTCCCATAATGATTGAAGAAGAAGCGTTTGGTGCAACTGCCATAATGTGACTACAGCGTAATCCTGTTCCATGTGCATCAGGCGCTTCACCTCTTTCTTCTCCCAACTTTCTATTTGCTGCATCAAGCTCTGTTCTGATGTGCTTGAACATACGCATGTTGAGTGACTTGGCAATGGCTGACTCAAATGACACGCCCTTGCTTTGAAGATAGGCGTGGAAACCCAATGCTCCAACACCAACTGATCGTTCGCGCATGGCTGAGTACTTAGCACGGCTGATGGTATCAGGAGCATTATCAATAAAAGTCTGTAGAACATTATCTAACATCTCCAATACATCTGAAAGGAACTGCTTGTCCTTAGACCACTGATCAAAATACTCTAGATTTACAGAAGATAAACAACATACTGCTGTACGATCTGCTGATGTAGGAAGAATAATCTCAGAGCAAAGATTAGACTGATGTACCTTCAGACCTTTCTGCTTTAGCCATGATGGTAGTTGTTCATTAGAACGATCAATAAAGTGTAGGTATGGTTCTCCTGTCTGCATACGCATCTCAAGGATACGTTGCCATAGTTCTTTAGCTGAGACTACATCATATACTTTCTTTGAATGGGGATCACGTAACTCCCAGCTATCATAAGCATTATCATCTGTCATACATGTTTCTATCAACTTCATAAAGTCATCAGTGATGTTGATACCATGATGCATGTTTAAGCAACGAGTGTTCTGATCACCTGTAGGCTTACGCATCTCAAGGAAGACTAGAATATCAGGATGGTCTATATCAAGATATGCAGCATAAGAACCTCTGCGTGTCTTTCCCTGTCTGTACGCGAGGGAAGAGGCATCATACATCTTGAGGTGAGGCATAACACCAGTAGACTTATCATCTGATGACCGTATGCCAAAACCTATACCAACCCCACCACCAAGCATAGATAGCCAATTAGTCTCAGAAAGATTCTCTACTAATCCTTCTGCGCTATCGTGTATATAATTTAGATAACAAGAGATAGGAAGTCCACGAGAAGACTTACCATAGGATAGGATGGGTGTAGAATATGACAACCAATGCTTAGAGGAATAGTCATAGAGACGTTGAGCATGTTCTGGATCAGAAGAGAATGCTTTAGAGACATATGCGAACCTCTCCTGCGGAGAAAGCTCATGGTCCATCATGTAGGATTCTTTTAGTCTTGCTATACCTAACTCTTCAAATAGACTGTCTCTCTCTGGTAATGTAGTAATGTTTAAGCTAGGCGTTTGCATCTCATTCTCCCTGATTTTGATCGTGAACGTGAAGCATAATGATAGCATAATGCAAGATTTTCAACAAGTCTTTGCGGTTCTTACCCTCCTTTTTTCCATAGCGTTTCCAGTACTTTTGGATGTTACCCATGCAAAAACCTTCTGCATAGCCAGCATCCACAATTGTATCAGTAGCTTGATACTTAGACTGTCCGTAGTGTTGGTTGTAAGTAGTTATAATATATTGTTGTAACTCAGTTAGATAGGTGTCTTCATTAAACTTATAATCTTTCAACGTAGTTATTCCTTCCCTAGCATACCGCATACTCTGAATAATTTCGTGATCTCTATCTAATTTAGGAGGCATATGAATTTATCTTTCTTATTCATAGTTTAATACCGTATTGATACGTTTACGTATATACTTAACTTCCTTAGAGCGTAATACCTTAAAGGCAAAGGAACGCATGTCTCTAGAAGATATACCTGCTAGATCGCAGATGTCTGTGAAGTCTTCTGAAGTAACCCCAATAGAAGCGAAGAACCAAGCTTGAGCAGAACGCCTAGCCATCTTCTCTTCTTCTGGTTCGCTAGTTGTTTCAGGTTTTGTTGCGTCGAGGAGTGCTTGAAGTATTACGCTTAGAAATAGAACTCTTTCTGGATTTTCTTTGTTTTGACTGTCCAGAAGATGCTCTACGTTTACTAAGAACGTCTCTTCCCCCGTCTGTTGTTTTCCGTTTTGGTTGTTCATTTGCCCACTCTTCAATTACTTGATGATCTGAGTTTTTACAAAATAGGTAACCATTTTTAATACACCAATCTGCATAAGACGACTTAGCTCCTTTGTTTAGTTTGCCATTAGGGTTATCGAAGACAAACCGAATATCTAAGTCTGGTTGATGCTCTCTAACAAAGAGGTGCTTCTTTCTGTCTTCTAGTTTAAATCTACCTTTTACTTCTAAATAGATACCGTTAGGTAGAAGAAAATCTGGAAGATATTTTTTATATTCTAGCCATGTATATTCAATATAATGTGGTTCAAAAGAAAAGGGAACTTTAATAGCTTCTAAGAGTTCTCCTGTCTTCTTTTCAGAACCTGATCTATACCTGTGCTGCATCAGTTATTTCCGGTACATTAGGAGTTTTACCAACTGTGACCAGATGCTTAGGACCATTCGAGTACATGAATGTACGTATTCCTTTACCATCATTAGCGTCTTTCCAACAAGTAAACTTATAATCACAATAGTTACAGCCGAAAGCCAGCTTAAAATTACCACCAGCACCGTCAGCAACAGAACTATAACATTTTTCAGGTGGTTCGTCACTCTTTAAAAACTTTCTAATATCATCTATTCGAGTGACAGGATTTATCATATCCATATCGTCTATGGGACAGTAACATAACTCACCTGTTGTTTTATCTATGACAACAAAGCCAGCGTTCGGATTATTATCCGCTTCTGAATAAGAAGACAACTGAGCAATGTAACCAAAGGGATCATCTGTGAGTATGCCACCGTCCCTAAACTTCTTGAAGCTAAAGCTAGAGGCTGACTTAAAGTCAATAAGAACACCGTCGATGGTAGCATCCTTATGTCCCTTAACACCATTAACATGTAGCTCTGCTTGTTCTTCTTTTATTTCATGTCCAGCTACTTTAGTGAACAGAATAAGAAGCTCTTCAAGGATATGACCATAAAGGAATTTGATAAGTGTAGGAGCAGGTAGCGGTTCTTTCTTAGCTCCCCTCATTTCATACCAAATCTTTCTATCTTTATGACCTACAAGAGATAGACGTAGATTAGGTTCTCTTTCTTTACGTACTTCAGAGATAGCGGAGGCAACAGAAGCGACTACTGCTTCAGCAAAAGCGTCGAGGTGCTTTTTTTCTATTGTTATTTCCTCGTCATTAGTAAACAACGCATAGATGTCATCTACTAATGTTTCGATTGATTTAGTCATCTTCTGCTGCCTCTCTATTTAGCTACTATGCAGCTTTAGCGGTAGGCTCTGCAAGTAGCTTATATCGTGTGTACGCACCAGCGGGAGACATGGCACGTACAGCGACGATTGTATAACCCTTCTTACGAAGGCGTGAGATAGTTGCTGTTAGGTTCTCACACCAGCTACGCTCAAGTGATGTCTTTCGTGTCACTCGCATTCCGCGACGAAGGGCTGTAAGTACTAGTGATTCATTGGTCTTCATTATTATATTTCCTTTCTATTATTTCAGAGTGCTTCTAGTTCACTATCAATGCTGAATCCATCTTCGTCTTGAAAGTCAGTAGATGCATCACCATATTCTACAAGATCAATAACCTGCATAGCCATGAAGTCTGCGCTAACCCCACTCTTACCAGCATAGTTGTAATCAAAGGGTTGAATCTTTACCTTTGCTACTGAACCATTACCAATAAGACGACTGTCCCAAGGATTACGCTTTGAATCAATAACCCGTGGAGCTTCACGATCACTGCCGTCTTTCTTGGTAGTCTTACGTTTAGCTGAGAAGAAATCACCGCGATCATCACCCTTGTTCTTAATGGTAAGACCGATTGACGAAAGCTTCTCACGAGAGTCGTCATCTTCAAGACATACGTCCACCTGCCAAGCAGGTTCATAGGTAGTGTTAGGCTCTACCACTGAAGCCCAAAAGACCTTACCTTTGATAAGGATAGGATCGTATTTCGTATTAGCCATTTCTTAAATCTCCATTTAGATGCCCAATGATTAGGGCTGTTTCAATTAACAACATTGATACTACTCAACTCACTTAGACCTGTCAACTCCTTTTTCTGTGTAAGAGATATATTTTTTTACTGCGTCATCAAAATCTAATAAGTCTTTCTGATGTGCAGCATACACTCTTCTTCCTACAACCTCAATTCTTTTTTCGTCATGCAATTCATAGGAAGGTAGAAAACCTTTAATATCATATTCATTAAGATTATTTTCTACAATTAGACCAAAGATATCTATGTCCGGTAAAGGTCCAATGTTAGCTAAGAGCTTTCCTGTTTTATATTTAGTAGCTTTAACATCTACACTAAAGCCTTCTATAACTATATCTCCTAAGTCTGTTTTGTTAGCCTTAGATTTAGGCTTAAACATAAACATATCTTCTGGATATTGATTACAGAATTTATAGATAGCCATTTCTGCTCTAGCACCTAGCTGGTCTATCTCTATAGGATCAGTTTTCTTGTATCTATTGTCAGGTGTATTAAGCTTTCTACTTGAAGAATTTCTTTTTGAACCAATTAAGTTAGCAAACTTAACTTCGTCTTCCGTTAGAAATATTAATGTGTTTCGGACCAGTTCAGGCCGACTTTGTACTCGCTGTCTAGCGGACATCTTAAATTCAACTCCTTTTCAGTTAGCTTCATAGCTTCTCTAGTCAGTTTACCAAACTGTTCAGCCTGTTCTTTATGACAGTCAAACTGATATTCATCGTGTATACTAGCAACCAATCTAACGTCTAGCCTGTTCTTTTTAATTAACTGATCAATGAACACGACCCATTGCTTACAGATGATAGCACCAGCACCCTGAAGAAGTAAGTTCATAGCAGCGTGTTGATGTCTGACATGTAACTTTCTACCATCAAGACCGGGAATATATCCTGATCTAGATATCTTGTCAACCTTACTTCTTAACTTAGCTAGGGCAGGTAACGCACCTAGAAAATTATCCATAAGCTTCTGACCATCTGCAGCGGAACCACCCACTATACTACCAATCTTAGCTGAACCTGCCCCATAAATAAATGCATAGATAAATGTTTTCGATTGATCCCGCGTATCTAAGCCAGCAGCTTTCTGATTAGCTGTATGAATATCCCCTTCAACAACTTCCTTAGTGTAGTCGTCGTCTTTCATGTAGTGAGCAAGACATCTTAGTTCCAATGAGCTTGCGTCACAACCAACGAGAACACGATCAGGAGAAGAAGAACTCCAGCAAGCTCTGCACTGCTTCCCATAGGGAGAGTAGACTGCTGGAACTTGTGCCATGTTCGGACCAAAGTGTGCCATACGTCCTGATATAGCTTTAAGTGTAAGAACTTTTCCATGTACCTTTCCATCTTCTTCTAATAATTCTAACCATGATTTAATTTGTGCAGTTCGTTTGTTAAGAAGTAGATACTCAGCAATCATCTTAGCTTCTGGTATATCTACATTCTTTAAAGTACCTTCATCTACAATAGGATGACCAGTAGGTGTAAACTTATCAGGTTGCCATCCTTGTTCCATTAGACGCGCAGCTATCTGTTGTCTGCTGGAGGGGTTAAAGATAATGATCTTATCCTTCAGTCTTTTCCCCGTCTTGTCTGAAACTCTTTCCTGAGTTATTGGTGGATACTTATCTTGTAGCTTTTCTTCTATGATAGCGGATTTGTCAGATAGCTTTGCTTGTAAACAACTAGCTTTTTGTACATCTAAAGTAAAGCCATTACCTTCTTGTATGTCAATAATTTTACGTATTTGATATTCAAGATCAATAGCCTTACGATATTGTTCATACTTCTCTCCCTTTATCTTTAGCCATAGACGATAAGTTATATCAACATCTCGTATACAGTACGTCACCATCTCCTCTGTTAGTTCAGAGAAGTCATGGAAGGATATTTTCTTGTAACCTAAGTCAACTCCCCATGAATCTAAGGAGTGCTTAGGTCGTGTAGGAAAAAGAAGCTGAGATAGTATAAGAGTATCTTCTACATCAGCTATGGTGATCTTAGTACCAGTAAGTTTATTTAAGACAGGAAAATCAAAGCTAATACCGTTATGACCTATAAACTTATTAACACCCTTAGCAAACTTAGGGAATTGATTGTAACACTCTTCACCCTTCCATACATTAATCTGACCAGTATCTACATTCTTAGTTACTATGCAGTAAATTTTAGTAGCATCTAAGCCATCAGTTTCGATGTCGAGTATTACATTCATTACTTTTCCTTACAGATTAGAAGGGACAGTCCGTATCTTTGTCCTCCCCTCCATCAAGGTCGTCACCTAGATTGGAAACCTCGTGTAGCCTACCAGTATCCTTGTTGAAAAACAAGTGACAAGCTACACCAGTTTCACCAGCATATCTATTCTTTAGAACACGTATGGTCGTTGTATTAGATATGTTGTCGTCATCTGATTGCTGATTTCTTTCCATAGCTATAACACTATCAGACAACTGAGCGATGCTCTGAGAGCCACGTAGATGCGACAAAGAAACTTCTTTGCCATCCTCATGCCCACTATCTCCGTTAGCCCTACGTAGGTGGCTGACAAGGATTAAGGCGCAGTCAGATTCTTCTACTAAGCTGCGAAGCTTGGTCATAAGAACGTCGATGTTCTTACGTTCGTCCATTCCTTCTAAGCCTGAAACAAGGATAGATAAGTGATCTAGGAAGACCCACTTACAATCAAGTGCTTTAACCATGTATCGAACACGAGCAAGAATTTCTTCTGTACCCATAGAACCAAAGTGATCAAAGGCAAAGAATCTACCACTACCTGCTGTAGCTTCTTGCCACTTGCGTAGATCAGCGGGAGTGTGTTCCTCTCTCTTTTCTTTGATGTACAAGCGAGCGTTAGCTTCTACTGACATTAGATGAAAGATAGTAGATCGAGTGTTCTCTTCCAAAGAAATAACACCTATGTTCTCACCTGTACTTTTAAGAACATGATGCATAAGCTCACGCATAACACTGGACTTCCCTGTACCAGTACCTGCCGTCAGTGTCGTTAGCTCACCTGTACGTATACCATACAGCTTCTCATTCATACCTTCCCAAGGATACAGGCAGGTTGTCTGATTAGTTTCTTCGTATAGTTCGTCACCAACATCTTTAAGATTAATGATACCGGCAGGTGTAAAAGATTTAGCAGCCCACCAAGCTCTAGAAAAATCTTCAGTTCTTTTAGCTTTAAGGTACTCGTTAGCATCCTTCATTTTAGGATCAAGGAATACAATCTTACATTTGTTAGGCTCGAAGAGTTCTGCAACCTTACGAGCATTCTCCTGACCCGGCTTATCCATATCAAAACAAACAACAATAGTATCGTAACTATTAATAAAATCATATGATCGCTTACAGTTCTTAACTGCGGATGTTGCGCCATCTTTAATTGAAACTACCGGCCATTTTGATCCTAGCATCTGATAGACAGACATAGCATCAATCTCGCCCTCACAGATCGTAATGTATTTACCATTCTCCTGACATATCTGTTGACCAAACAGAACACCTGCTGACATGGCACCGGGAGGATCGGCAGAGAAGTTCTTAGTTGGTACATCACGTACTTTATATGCAACAAGGTTATTATTTATATCATAATAAGGATAGTAATGTTTTAACTGCTCACCAGCACTATCCTGTTGTATACGTACACCATACTTATCGGATGTGTCTTTTGTAATACCTCTGTCTTTAATAGCAGATATAAATCCCTTAGCTGTTGGCTGAGAGTTGTTAGGCATATTAACTGGCATAGTATCATAATCCTCTGTTACATTTTCCGGTAATACATGAGTTCCACATTTATGACAATAAGTATGACCATCAGAATAAAGACTACCATTATTATCTGATGAACAGACATCACATGGTACGTGCTTTACCCACTCACTGGCCTCATGGTCGTCAGTCTTCGTTGAGTATCCTGTATGTAGCAACTGTCTCTCCATTGCTTTTAGCAACAAAACCGTCGATAGTTTCTTCTATATCATAACCCATTTGGGATGTAAAGATTTTCCTATCGCCTAATAGTTTCCATATATCTTCTTCCCAGCTAGAATCTTCCACTTCTACTTCTGTATGTTTTGTTTTAACTACCACTTTCCACATCCTTTAACACTCCTCTTCCTCTTGATAAGAAAAGATATCTTTTACAAAGTCTTCATCAAAAGACATAAACTCTTCTGTCTCGTCCGAGGCAAATCTTTTAGCTTCTTTTTTAGAATAACCCTCCTCAAGATACTGTTGATATAGCTCTTTAAAAATTGTTTTTCTATCTTTTTGCCATAAGTTTTTCATAGTATTTTTTTTATTATTATTTATAATTCTAATTCTGGGTTAGGTATCTCATGCCCACACTCTAAGCATGCTAGTGCTTCCCAATCTAAATGCCCAACAAGATGCTCCGCTGAACACTCTGAACACACAATAGATTTTCTACTATCTTCACCTTCGATAGGACCAAACACTGTATTACTAATATATGCTGGTAAATTATCTGTAAAGGATGGTATTTTAAAATCTTCTTCTGATAATGATTCTATTAAAGCTTCATATTCTTCTACCTCGTCTCTGTTGTTAGGGTTATATCCTAGTTCCAACATCTCAATATTACAAAATTGTTCATAAGTAATCTTTCCTAGCTCAAATTTATTACGAGCATGGTCAGAAAAGGATACAACCTTATCACTTGTAGATACTGGAACAAGTATAGTCATTTACCTTGTCCTCTATATCTTTTAAAAGAACGACGCTTACTTTTATTATTAGGTCTACTATTTACAGACTGCCCAATACTTGTACGCATATGCTGTTTAATGTAAGCAGGTTTATCCTTGCCCGACGATTTCTTAACTGCCACTTATTAATTCCTTCCATGAAACAGGGAA